GGACGCCCATGGCGGTGCCGGCCGCGGGGACGTCGTGGGTGACCACCGCGCCGGCGCCGACGGTCGCACCAGCCCCGATCTCGACGCCCGGCATGATGATTGCCCCGGCGCCGATCGAGCACCCCTCGCGAAGCACCGGCGGCTCGGCCTTGTAGCCGGGGTTGCCGGCGCGGGGATGCTTGTCGTCGGTGATCTGGACGTGGGGCGAGATGAAGACGCGATCCTCGAGGATGGCTCCCCGGCAGATCGAGACGAAGGACTGGATTCGCACGCCGTTGCCGATCCGGGTATCTCGGCCGACATAGGTGTGCGAGCCGACGGCGCAGTCGTCGCCGATCGTCACGCCGTCCTCGACGTTGGCGAAGTGCCAGACCTTGCTGCGGGCGCCGACGGTGACATTGTCGCCGACCACGGCGTGGTCGCTGATCTTGCCGTTCATGGAGCTCTCCGGGGAAGGATGTCGACCACGGGCTGGCCGCCACAGCCGAGACGCACGACCCATCGGCCGTCGACCCATGCCGGCAGCATCGTGAAGGGGCTCATGTGGCCGATCCGCACGTCGAGGTCGACGTGGACTGCGAAGCCCGCGCCCTTCACGCGCTCGACGAAGCACTGGTCGTCGACGCCGAGGGCGCCGGAGCGGAGACGGTCGTACCAGGGGAAGTCGATCGCCTCGATCACCCGGCGGCGCACCAGCATGCCAGCATCGCCGACCGTCTCGCCGCCGCCCAGCCGGTAGAGCCCGCCGCTCGGCACTTCCTCCAGCGGCTTCACCTTGCCGCCCTTGACGATCGTCACGTCGAACGGCGGATAGCGGTTGAGGCACATCGGAACGACCACGTCCTCGTCCCGGTCGAGCAGCCGCAGGAGCACGTCTTCCGGGAACGTGTGGTCGTCGCCCATCAGCCAGCACCACTGATAGGCCGGGTTGTCGATCATCGCCTTGAAGGCGGTGTTGATCGAATTGGCGATGTTGTTCGACTGCCACCAATGTTCGAGCGAGCCGGCCGGAGCCGACAGGTTAGAAATGCTCCGCATGGCAGCGGTGTACCGGGCGAGGTCGCCTGAGCAGATGGCGACCACGCCCGGCGGATGCCGGCTGGCGACGCCCCTCATCAGGCCGCCGCCGCGACCGAGGCGCCGGACTCAAGCGGCCAGTACCAGAGGTCCCACTGGACCAGGCCGGTGCCCGCCGAGTTGACGTTCATCTCGATCGTGTCGTCGTTCATGATGATGGCGGCGTGATTGCCGACATCGAGGATCGCGGCGTCGATGCCGGGGGTGGCGCCGGCGTTGAAGCCGAGGCCGATGTCGCCGCAGACGACGTAGAGCGTGCCGGCGGCGTCGGTGGTGATCTGCGTCGAAGCCGCGAGCACCTGGTCGTTGGTCGAGGTGTTGAGCGACATCGAGGTCGAGGTGGCGATCACCGACGTGACCTCGCCGACCATCAGCGTGATCTCGACCTTGCCCGTGATGTCGAACAGCATGTCCGGCGCCGAGGCGATGGTCGCGTTCTTGGTGACGTGGTAGCCGCGGATCGGATGGAACGTCGCGGGGGCGACCGCACCGTCACCCTGGTTCTGGATGTATTCCAGGCGTTCGAGCATCGAGCCGTCGGCGTTGGCGACCACCGCCGACGTGACGATCTCGTTGTTGGCATTGTTCTCGCCGAGGATATTGCCGATCAGCCGCTGGCTGTGCCGCGGCTGGCGGTTGCTTTCCGTGGGCATGGGGGTTGTCCTTGATCAGGGGTCAGGCCGCCTTGGGCGACGCCTGCCGGATAAATCGAATGCGCTCGCGGCGGCCCCCTTCGAGGCCGGCGGCAAGCAGCGGCTTGATCTGGCGGACGAGGTAGTCGACCTCGTCGTCCTTGCGGCGCTTGGCGAGGAGGGCGCGAAGCTCGGCCTCCTCCTCGATGAGCGGAGCCTTGAGGGCTTCGTCGACCTTGCGGTCCCACTCGCGGAGCTGCCTGGCGGTCGGCGCGTCGCCGGTGGCCGCGGGAGCCGGGGCGGCAGGCGCCGCCCCTTCCCGCTCGGCAATCCAGGCCTGGGCCTCGGCATGGGTGGCCGGGCCGAAGACCTGCTCGTCGTCGGCGCTCATGACGACGAACTTGCCGGCGAACTGGCGCTTGAGGCGATAGCCAGCCATCAGCGCAGCTTCCCGACCTTGATCCAGTCGATCGACATCACCTTGGCTGCGTCGGTGCCGTTCTGGTGAGCGAACGAGATCACCAGCTCTTCGTCGTCGACCACGTTGGTGAGCGGGATGCCGGCGAAGGCAACGCCGTCCTGGAACGCCTGGATCACGGCGGTGGTGCCGTCGTAGTAGAACTCCAGCACCGTCCAAGTGTCGTCCGTCATGTAGCCGGAGACGCCAAGCACGCCCGACGCTTCCGACCCGGTCGAGTTCTTTCGCCCGACAAGGTCGATCAGGCGGTCGCCGTCGTCCTTGCGGAAGTAGATGCCATCACTCGGCGCCGATGCCACCGGGGTGGTCGCCGTGATGTGCAGACCGAGCACGAAGTCGGACTGCGTGGCGTCCGAGATCTTGAACCGGATGCCGAAATAGAGCGGCTTGCCGGCGACGAACTTCCAGTGCTCGGCCACCTGGCCAGAGGCCACGTCGCGAAGCTGCAGGGAGTTTACGTCGTTGTCGGCCGCGGCGTTGGTGATGACCAGGACGCCGTTGTCGGCCTGGCTGATCGCCCGCGTGCCGGAGCCGGTTTCGGTGATGACGTAGTTGGTGGCAAGGTAGAAGTCGAAGTCATCCTGCCACAGATGCCAGTCGGTCGGGGCGTAGCCGTCAAGGCCGGTGCCCCCAAGGAAGCGGAAACCCATCTGGGTGGTCCTTTCGAGAAGTGAGGGGGAGGAAGGCGCGCGCCGAAGCGCGCGGCCCTAGCCGTTGGTGACGAGCGCCGCGATCGGAATCTGCTTCCGCTCGACGTAGACGCGGTCCCAGTTCGCCGTGGTGGCGAGGTCGGCGTTCGAGGGGAACTGACCGCTCACCGAGGAGTCCGTCCACTTGATGCCGTAGGGATGCATCACGAACTGACGGCGGGTGATCAGGTACTCGATGCCCATGCCGTTGCCGGCCAGCGGCTCGCGGTGGACTTCCACCGGCGTCTCCGGGGCAACCTCGGCCCAGCCCATCGCGCTTTCGCCGACGAGATAGGTCCAGTACTTGACCCGGTTCGAGCCCTGCACCGTGCGGACACCGTCGTCGATCACCACCCGGTAGTCGAGGTACGTGGCGAAGTTGACCCGCCCCTCGCTGTCCGGGATGTAGTCGATCAGGTTCAGCTTCTTCAGCCGCTTGACGACGTTCGAGTGCATCACCAGCGTGCGGAACGCGCTGGCATTGTCGCCCATGGTGTGGGCGGTGTCGATGATCGCTTCCGCCGACACGAGCTCGGCCGAGGTCGCCGTCGCCGACGAGTCGTTCGAGATGTCGTTGACCATGTCGCCGGAATCGTTGGCGACGTTGTCGGCGAACAGGCCGGTCAGCGTGTTCCGCAGGATCAGCTGGAACTGGCGGTCCCAGTAGGCGGTGACGCGCGCCTGAATGCGCGCCATCGGGTCCGATCCGGCGAGGATCGCCGCGAGGTCGGCGGTCGACCAGGCACGGGTGCGAAGCTGGCGCCGCGCGATGTCCTTGCCGGTCGAGATGGTGCCGGCCGTCGCGAACGCGCTCGGGTCGTCCGAGGCAACACCGGACTCGGTGTTGTCCAGATCCTTCCAGAACGGCACATTGAAGGTCCGTCCACCGCCGCCGAGCTTTGCGGAGAGCTCGCCATCGGGGCGGATGATCCCGGAGCGGAAAAGCTCGGTCTTTTCCGTCGTGTCCTTCGCCATGTAGTTGAAGAACACCTCGGGGACGATGATGTCCGAGATGCGGGTAGTAGCCATTGATGGCTCCGATCAGGATGAAGGCCCGCGGATGGCGGGCCTCGTGGTGAGGTCGGAGCGGAATCGTCTCGTCAGGCAGCGTCCTTGATGCCCCAGTCCTCGGGCTTGTGGCCCGCGGCCCGGATCAGGCTGATCGCCTTCTGGCGGTCCTCCTTGATCGCCTTGTGCATCATGGTCTGGTTGCCACCCATCGGCCCGGCCTTGAACGGGTTGTCGGCCGCAGCCGCGGTTGCGCCCTTGTCCATGCCGCCTTCGGTGAACAGCGCCTTCCCGATCTTCGCGAACGCGATGGCGATCGCCGGATTGAGGATCACGCCCCCGTCGCCGAGAAGCCCGGCGTCGGTGAAGGCCTTCTGCAGATCCTCGCCGCCGAGCTCCCTGAGAGCGCGGTTGGCGAAGTTGGCAGATGCCTTGAAGGCGTCGCTGTCCACTGCCCCGCCCCAGGCTTCCTCGACGGCCTTGGTCGCAGCCGCGGCCTTCGCCGCAGTGGCCTCGGTCGACTTCTGGAACACCTCGGCGGTCGACTTGACGTAGAAGTCATGGAGCGCCGCCGACTGCTTGGCCGTGAGGCCGGCAGAGTGCGCCGCCGCCTTGAACTTCGCCGCGAAGTCCTGGTCGTAGGGCATGTTCTCGGGCAGGCCTTCGGGGAGCTTGAAGTCGTACCCCTCGGCCTTTTCCGGGCGGTAGGGCGCGAGAACCTTGGCGAGGAACGCATCGTGGTCCTCGGGCTTCGCATCCTTCGCCGGAAGCTGCACCGAACGTCCGATGAGACTTTCCGCATTGCGGGCCTTGGCGGCAAGCGCCGCCACGTCTTTCACGCCCGCTTTTCCGATCCATTCCCGGGTGCCTGCATCGAGACCGGCAAAGGGATCAGCGGCGGCTCCGGAAGACCCTTCCCCATTGCCGCCGTTGGCCGCGCCCGGGGTGCCCGCATCCGCGTTCAGCGTAGCGGACCCGTTTGTTGCGTCCGTCATTTCAGGATTGCTCCTATTCGTAGGTGGTTGTCAGTTCGAGGCGGGCCGCCGCCTCAATGGCAGCGTGCTCGGCCTCGCTCGTTCCGAGATGGGACAGGATGCGCGCGAACGCCCAGCGCTGCCCTTCGCGGAATCTCAGTTCGCTGTCCGTCGCCGTCGGCGCCGTCACCTGGTAGAAGCCGGTGTGGGCGGCGAGGTCGGACAGCACGATCTCGGCGTCCTCGCGCGAGCCGGAGCCCGCGAACAGCGCCTTGTAGGCCTGCGTCAGCCGAAGCTTCGCCGTCGCCGCACGCTTGCGCGGGCCGGCCTGCGTCGTCGCAAGGGTCTGCATGATCAGGCCAGCGCGTCACGTATCCAGCCGGCAAGCCATGGATTGTCGCGGTGCAGCGTCATCAGGCCGGTGCTCAATGCCGCGACGATGCGCTCTTCCTTGTCGTCGTCGTGCACGCCATACGCCCAATAGATCGCGTGCATCGTTTCGTGCAGGAACGTGTCCACGGCCTTGAACGGAGTCGGGAACGAGTCCTGCACGGAGATCGTCTGTTCGGCCGTCGCGCACGCGCCCCAGCTTCTCACCGAGTCTTGGGAATGGCGCGACCGGCGCACGATGGCGAAGTCGTATCCCGCTACCTTGATCGTCGCCGGCAGCGCCGCAATCGCATCGTCGCCCGTCATGCCGCCCCCGCCAACTGCTGCAGGATCGCCTGCGCCGCCGGCGAGGCCGCCAGCGCGTCCGCCCCCGCCGCGCTCTCCTGCGCCGCCACGCCCGCCGCCGCCGTGCTCTGGATTGCCGAGGCCTGCTGCGCCTGCGCCGCACGCTGCTGACGCCGCGCGGCAAGCACATCGTCCGACGCCATCACCCGGCGCGGCGCGCCGAGCACTTCCTGCGCGAAGTCCAGCGACTCGTCCGCGTCGAGCTTGTCCATGACGCCCGGGTCGACCGCAGCGATCGACGCCGCCAGGCTCCATAGCTGCTGCACGCCCTGCAGTTCGCCGAGCTTCCGCGCCCGGTCGAGCGGAGACGTGAAGCGCGCTCCGATGTTGCGGCCCGTCAGCGAGTCCGGCGGTTCGAGCGGCATGCCCGGGTTGAACACCCCCTGTCGCATCAGGATGCCAAGCTCGCGCTCGACCATGAACGACAGGCCGGACTGCAGCGACGTGCCGACCGGACCGATCATGTCGGCCCGCTCCTGGTTCTTGATCGACACCTCGTAGGCGGTCATCTCCCGACCGGAATCGATGATCGTCGTCCACAGGTCGATGTAGAGCGTCGTCCTGATCTGCTGGCGCCGGGTCTCGAGCACCGCCTGCGCGAAGTCCGGCCGGCTGGTGACGATCGGCTGGACGAGGAGCTGGCCCTGGTTGTTGAGGTAGCCGGGATTGTTGGCCCGCGGGTTGAGGTTGAGCCGGTTCCCCGGCTCAGCCACCGTCGCCGTCGGCGGGTCGGTGTGCTGCTGCGCGGCCCGAAGCTCCGTCTTGGCGAGGAGGTTCAGGCTCTTGATATCGGCCAGCGCGTAGGCGATCGGCCCCTCGGCATAGGGCTGTGCCGAATTGCGCTGCCAGTGGTCGATACGGAACGGGAACTCGTAGAAGCCGGACTCGGCGAGGATCGTCTTCTGGTCCACCTCGACGTGGCACGACATCCACGGACTGTTGCGATTCGTGTTGCCGTAGCTGCCCTTCTCCGCCCGCGGCTGCACCGCATGCACGATGGTGACCGGCTTGTCCTTCTGCTTCGGATCCATGGCCAGGGCCTGGACCTTGGACGAGCAGCGCGTACCCCATTTCTCGACGCACTGGCGGGCCGACCGGGTGTAGAGCCGGTAGTTGGTGTCGACGATCCCCTCGAAATTGGTGGCGAGGAAGTTTTCGCTGATCGGGACGAAGGCATAGCTGATCGGCTGATCGGCTGAGCCCGTGCCCGCATCGCCGATGTAGAGCACCGAGGTGCCGAAAGCCCACATGCAGCGGAGCGCGCTCTTGTGGTTCGGCCAGAAGCCAGACCGCGGATTGTTGCGGATGGCGAACAGGTAGTCGCGAAGCCGCTGGTAGTAGCGCTCCTCCTCGTCCGAGACCTCGCCGCCGAACGGATCGTCGGTGGTGAGATCGTGCCATGTCCCGGTCTGCGGCGTGACCAGCGACAGGGTGCCGGCGGCGCCGCGGTCCACCGCCCACAGCGAGGTCATGTCGTAGATGTCCTTGCCGCGGCGGGCGGCGATCGGCTCGCTCACCACCGCGTCGATCGGCGACGTGTTCGAGCCGCCGGCGAACATCCGGGC